AATTGATTAATATAAAAAAGAAATATTTATATTTTTATGTTACTGGTAATGAAGCAAAAGCTGAATCACTTACAATAAAAGCTGGTTCAGCTTCTTTACCTGTAATTGATATTGTTGTTCCATTTAAGTCACCATATGCTTTACCTGCACTTTGTGAAGAAGCAGTTAAGTCAGCTCCGTTAGTTTTACCAACAAGCCAATAAGCATCATTTTGGTCTTTTACAATTACTAATAAAGTAGATTGAGCTAAAACCTTTAAAGTGTTTCTATCTGTAGCATCATTCTTAGTAAAGATTAAACTAACAACTTGTTCCCAAAAGTTAGTACCATTCTCTACAGAGTGATTACCTGTTTGAACGAATTCACCTTGTTCGTTTCTTTGTTCAAATGTAAAGAAGTCTTCTGTACCAGTCATTGCTGTGATTATACCATCAGCATCTAACGTGTATGCTTCATTACCGTTGAACGAAGCAATATATGCTTCTTTGATTCCACCTAAGCTGTCTTTACAACCTAGTGATATTCCGTTATCTAATATACAACTCATAATTTTTTAATTTTTTTTATTTGAAAAAAAAAAAGGGTGAGGATAAACCCACCCCTATTTTTCGGTCTTTTTATTTTATACTGATTAAGCGTTAGTATATTCAACAACAAATTCAGGAAATGCTACTTGAACACCAATCTTAAATTTAGCGATAAATCTTACTTCATCATTATCATTTGAGTAAAAGATTTTGAAGTCTTCAGAATCAGATAATAAATCTGTACCAGCATATATGTTAGCTGATGTAGATAATACTAATCTTGAAGTACCATTTAATCCTCTTACTGCAACAACTTTTACGTTAGTACCAGGAACAACTTGAATAAAATCAGTGTTCTCAGCTCCAGTATAATGGAATAAGTTAGCATCTCTTAATGCTTTAGCGTATGTTCTATAAGTATCATAACCTACGAATAAAACTAAGTCATCTTTATTGATAATGTCTGTTGGTACAACACCAACCATACCATCAACGATATCTACAACGTTAGCTGCAGTAATTGCAGTTTCAGAACCAACATTACCATCAACAACTGTACCTTCAGCATCAATTACTTTAAGTAATCCATCAGCTAAAGCCAAGTTACCAGAACCAGTTGTATCACCTTGCCAGAAGATATCTTCTAACATAGCGTTAATTTTACCAGCTTTTTCTTCTGCGTATAATTGTTCAAAAGGAATTGCTTCGTTATAAGAACCAGGGTTCATTAATTTTTGTGTGTAATAAGATTCTAATGTATTTAAACAAATAGACTCATTAATTTTAATTGGTGCAACAGAAATTGCTCTTTGTGTTAAAGCTGTTGTTCCATCTGGGTTGAAACCACAAGAACCAGCTTGTCCTACTAATGTTGTATCAAGGATATTTATTGTCGCACTTGACTTAATATCTGGTTGAACTGTTATAAACTCCATTGTTCTACCTTCTAGTATGGACTTCTTGATAAGGTCCATTTTGTTCTCATCAGTATATACTGATAATCCACTTACATCTAAACTCATAATTTAATTATTATTTTTATTTTATTTTCTTTTAGAAAGAAATCTAAGTTTTTCCTCTCTACTATCTATTTTTTTAATAGTATTGTTATTTATTTTTGATAATTTAACTTCTTTATCAGCTGGTAAATTAGCTATCTCAGCAACAACCTCACTTAAATTATCAATAGCTGACATAGACTCTGCGATATTAGCTATAGCTTTTTCTAAAGATTCAATTCTTTTTTCTAAAGGATTTTCTTCTTCTTCATCTTCGTATATATCCTTCTTCTTTTTCTTCTTATCTTTACCTCCAGCTTCAACGTCTTCATCTTCTTTCTTCTTTTCTTCTTCGTCTTCAGCCTCAACGTCTTCGTCTTCGTCTTTTTTCTTCTTTTCGTCAGCCATTTCTTCTTCAATAACTTCCTCTTTTTTCTCTTCTTCAGTAGCTTCAGTTTCTTCATCTACATCTTTAATTGAAACAATTTTACCTTCAGCGTCTGTTGTTATAACTTTACCTTCAATATTGTGTTCTCCTTCTGGTGCTAGTGTTTCTTCACCTTCTTCACCTACTACATAAACTTGGACACCTTCTTTGATTTCTTCTTCTTTAACTCTAAGAACAATTCCATCAATAGTGGTTACATCAACAAATTTATCTTCAACATTTTCTTCAACTTCTGAAAATAATGTTTTAATCTTGTCTATAAACGTTTCTCTATTCATACTATAATATATATTTTTTTTATTGTGTTCAACTTTTTTTTTATTTAGATAAAATCTTAGACACTTTATCAAATATTTCATCGTCTGATATACCTTCTGTATTTAAAATGTCTTGTATATCTTTAAATGAACTATCATCGTCTTCTGATTTCATTTCTACTATGTTTTTACTGAATACTCCTTCTATACTAAATCCTTGAACTTCACCAGACTTAACTTTAGACCATAATTCATCATTATCTACTTTATATGAAACCATCCAAGTAGATTTAGGTATATCTTTAAAACCTAAAGCGTTTGATTTATCATTTTGAGGGTCTGTTACTATCCAACTTTCAACTACAGTAACACCTTCCATATCACTTTCTTGATGTTCATAATTAGTAGATTTAGTTTTACCATTTTTAGCAAATATTTCTTGTGACTTAATAACAGTTTCTTCTGTAAAATATACAAAATAAGGATTACCTTGAGCATCCATACGTATAATCTCTTGATTAGGTATCATAGCTGGTCCTGTTACTATACGTTTTTCATCATCAGTTGATTTAAAACTAAACTTATTGTTATCTTTACTAAAATACATAAAGTTTTTTTCAATTGCTGGTTGTGAAACAAATGATATAACATCTAATTCGTTGTCTTTATCATTCTCATCAATAAACAATTCTATTAATATCTTTTTATTTTCCATATTCTAATATATATCTTTTTATTATCTGTTTAATTTTTAACCTATTTGACTTAATTGTTGTAGATTACTGGCTGTATTCTGTGATGATGTAATTTCACTTTCTGTAACATAAGCTCTAATAGGTATATTAGCACCAAATCTTTCTTTACCAGCACTTACACCATCAAATCCATAATCAGGTGCTGTTTGTTCTGTTTTTGGTGCTGGTCCTGATGCTGCACTACCACCTTTATCATTAATTTCTGGTGATGGTTTCTTTAATAAAGCATAAGCTTGTGCGATATTAGCTCCTATCTGTAGAATACCTGCTGCGAATTGTGCTGCTCCAGCCGCACCAAAGGTTACAGCATTCGTTGGATTAGCTGCTGATGCTGCTACTAATGATGATATAGCTCTTGCTGTATTAACAGCTATCTCACCTAAAGCAACAGCTTTTTGTATAACCATAGCAGCTTTACTATCAGCACCTAAAGCATCAACTAATGAACTACTAAGGTTTTTAATTTGACTATTAAGTTGATTTTCAATATCTACTTTAAGTTTAGCAGCGACTTTATCATCATCTACTTGTTGTTGTTTAGCTTTTTCATTTTGTTCTACTATTAAATCATCTGCTTCTTTTTTAGCATCTAATTTAGCCTTTTCAGATTCTTTTTGAGCCATTAATAAAGCGTGTTCTTGGTCTCTAAATATTTGATTTTCTTGTAATCCTAATTCTTGTAATTTAGCTAATTTTCTTTCTTCAGCCGCTATTTTAGCATCAGCTAGTTTAACAGCACTTTCTTCTAATACTGAATCTAACTCTAATTGTTGGTCTACTAAAGCTGCTTCTTTTTCATATTGTTCTTTACGTAAGTTAACATCATTAACTATTTGTTCAGCTCTAATACCAGCATTCTCATTTCTAAATTCAGCTAGTTCTATTTCTTTCTCAGTGATTAAATCTAATATTTCTGTACCTTTACCTTCTAAAGCTGCTCTATCTTTTAATAATTGTAGTTCTCTCTGTGCTAAATTAACAGCTTTTGCAACTCTATTAGCTTCTATTCTAGCTATCTTTTCGTTGGCTTGTATTCTTTCTTCTAATGATTTACTTTCATCATCTCTAATCACCTTTAACATTTCTAATTGTGCTAGTGATTTAGCGTTTTGAACTTCTTGTTCTCTTTTAGCTCT